GGCTGATACGATACCTACGGTTATCGAAGAGGCTCGGTTCACTGAGCAGTACGAAGAGGTACTCAGCAAGATTTGCTGGCGTATCAATAAGCCATTGCATGACGGTTCCACCATCAACCTGCCTTATTTCGGCACGGTGAGTGCTAACTCCCTATCTGAGGGCGTGGACATGGTGAGCCCGCAGGCCATGACGGACACCAATGTTCAACTCACTCCTGCTGAGGTGGGCACACAAATCCTGCTCACCTACAAGCTGGCGAGGGACAACCAGGAAGACATAATACGTGCTGCGGGCCGCATTCTCGGAAACGCTATGGTAGCAAAGCGTGAGGGCGACCTTGCAGGCCAGCTAGATGACGCGACTAAGAGCCTTGGGGCTGCTGGGCAATCCCTGACTCTCGGTGAAATCGCAGCGGCATGGTCACTCCTTTCAGGTGTGAGCCTTGCCAACGGTGGTCCTGCACCTAAGCCCTACGTCATGGTGCATCATCCCTTTGTCCTTCTGGACATGGTGGATGTGTTCACGCCCCTTGCTCATTCAACTTCCGATCAAATGAACTCGGTTGGTGGTGCTGTCGCGGATGACGTCCTGCGGAACCATACCATTGGTCGCCTCTTCGGGATGACGATCTACGAAAGCGGCAACATCTCCATAGACGCTGATGATGACGCCAAGGGCGGGGTGTTCGCTGCGGGCAGAGGTGGCGGGCTTGTCCTTGCCACTGCCAAGGAGTGGGATGTGAGGCCACAGGACGATGAGTCTTTGAGAGCCACCGAGCTCAACATCGTCGGTGAGTACGCCGTCGGCGAGTATCTCGCAGGATGGATAGTGGAGCTTTATAACGACGCATCTGACCCTGCGTAGGGCAATGAAAGGGCAGAAGGAGAAAAATAATGTCATTCCCACGTTATCTTGAACTGGATTATGGAGCCGAGAAAAAGACTAGCTCTACTATTATAGCCAACCTAGCTCTCGGCACTCGCGGGATAACCCCTGACGGGAGGGTGTTCCGCTATGTAGAAACGGGCGCTAGTGACATTGCTGCTGGCGCTGTGGTACAGGCCGCGGCAGGTACTGCGGCTCACGACAAAGACCTCATTGTAGTTGCAGCCGCGGCTGGTGCTACAACTGTAACTATCAATACATCTGGTACTTACACCGAAGACCAGTATAAAGATGGTTATATGTACATTAACTCTGGAACAGGAGCAGGTGAGTTATATAGAATTAAATCCAATACTGCTGTTTCTGGTGCAACAGGTATGGTATTAACGCTTGATGAACTAGATGGTTTAGTCACTGCCCTAACGGCAGGTTCCTCCAACTGTGAGGTAGGATTGTCCACGAACCCCTATAAGGATGTAATAATATCCCCAACCACAGTAAGCAATGTGGCTATTGGGGTAGCACCTACTCCGCTAACGGCTAATTACTATGGGTGGATACAGACTTGGGGGCCAGCATCTGTCTTGGCTAATGCTGCTGGTGTCATTGGGCAGCACGTTAGGGTAGGCGGGGCATCTACTGCTGGCGGGACTGAAGATATGGACTTCGATGGAAGCAATGAGAACGAGCAACTCATTGGTGTCCAGATGCTTATTGCACCTGCTGCTGCTGACTATGCTCTTGTCTTCTTGCAGATATCACCGTAATAGACCTGCTCTAAGATGCCATTATGCCCATCACAAATGCAATCAGACGCCAGTTAGACAGCCAGGGTTCGGCCCTGACTGGCGTCTGGGGTGGGCCAAAGAAACAGAGGTACTACACGCCTTCGGGCGATGAGGTCTGGGCCATCCCCTCTATAAGAGAGTGGGTCAGTAGGGACGAGAACGGCCAGATCGTGGACCAAGGGACGAGGGACAGTAACCTGGACAAGGGCTGGCTCCTCACCCCTCCTACTGACCTCATGCTGCACTGTGGCGGGTGTGACAAGTGGCATGAGGCCCAGGCAGATGTGGACAAGTGCGTTGAGGCCAAGGCCCTGGTTTCCAAGCAGTGGGAGACCCGTGCGAGGAAGCAGATGGGCGGTAATGCCGGGGGCGGCACTGAAGAGGTGGCTGCGCTGACCACCCAGGTGGAGGAGTTGAAGGCAATGGTTGCTCAACTCTTGAGTAAGGAGTCCAATGGGTAAGTGGTTCAACGAAAACCTGATGGGCACAAACTTCCGGTTCCTGCGCCCTTTGGTGAAGAATACAGCAGGGAGGGAGATAGCCAATGTCACGACTATACATAGCACGGAGGCCGACGCGGCAGGCCCTGTTCCTGAATCAGGAGGGGACGAGGGAGAGCCCAAGCGTGATAATCCCGTTAGGGAAGGTGGTAAGCAACAGCGAGCTCGACGAGCTAGTACAGTCCGCGCTAGAAAAACAAGGAGTACCAAAGGAAAAGTTTCACGAGCTAATCGAGAAAGCGGAACTTGATTACGAGTACCGCCGTAAGCTGGATGAGGCCCGTGCAGAACTGAGGATGCGGATCAGGGAGCAGGCCATATACTCCAACCTACGTTGGGGTGGCCTGAAACCGCCGAAGAAGAGAAGCCAAGTAAAATAATCGCCAAAGGAGAGAGAGAACATGGCGAACCAGATCGCTTACGAAGCGCTAAATGTTACCACAGCCGCTGTCGGCCCGACTGCGGCTACTGTGACGCAACTTGCGAAGGCTGCGGTCTTCTTCCTGGAGCCTGGGACTGGACAGGTGCGCCACCGGGCTGACGGGACTGCCCCGACCGCTAGTGTGGGCCTGCCGATACAATCAGGCGGGCATATTGTCGTTGTCGGCAACGGCAACATTATCAACGCCCAGTTCTTCAGACACTCTGAGGCCGCGTCTGACGGGACTCTCCATTGCATGTACTACGATGCCGTAGACATTCTTTCGTTTTCCCCCAACGGCAGCATTATGGAAGGCCCCGTTGCCAGCGATGCCGCGGAACGCGGTAATCCTGTCCAGATAGGCGGAAGTGTTGATAACTCAGGTCCTGTTGCGGCAGGGGAAGGTGATGTCCGTCGGATAAGAGTGTCACCGAAGGGATTTGTTCTTACAACGCCCTACATATCCCGCAATGACGCTGTCGATGGGGTGGGGTCTTCCAACGCTCTGTTTACCAGTATCATTGCAGATGACACTGAGGTAACTCAGAATATACACGCAGCCATAGGATATGCTGTAGCCCCTGATGGTAACCATGACAGGCTGAGGACTGCTGGGAATACAGCCAACAAGGGGCTGGGCGCGCTAATGGTTTCCCCGACGGGTCATGCTCATAACTCTGTGACGGCGGATGAACAAATTCTTGGGGAAGCGGGTAAACTGCACACTATTACGGTGCATGACGTTACAACAGGTGGGGTGCTAACTGTTTACGATAGCACAGCGGAGTCGGGGACTGTCATTGCCACCTTGACCCTTGCCGCCGACGAGGGCTTTGTGACATTGCACTACGACGTCTATTGTGGGACGGGCATATATATGGGCTATGACACTAATCTCGTTGGTGCGTTTACAGTGAGTTATAGCGTATAAGGGGGATATTATGAAGTTACACACACGGACGAAGCCGAATCAGACCGTACCGTGGCGAGATAGTGTTGCGGATACTATCGCACGCATAGAGGTGCGTGTCTCAGAGTGGTGGGTAACTGACGATGCAGAGGAGAACATTATTGTGTCGGTGCAGGTACTCAGGATGCCTGCTGCCACATCAGACGAAGCGATGCGTACCGACATTGTTGCCCGGGCGAGGGTGCTTAGTAGTGCGGCTGCGGACGGCAGCGTTGTAACGGCCACTCTGTAACGCTGTGGTAACCTAACGTCACTTGGTGAGGTAGAAGGCAATGGCAACAACAACGCGTAGCAGGCTCCGTGCTCTACTGGCTACGGCCACTGGGTTCTATTACTCAGGCACCAACACTGCTACGGCCACCGCCTCTGTAACTGACACGGGCATACAGCGGTGGGATACGGGGCGCCTCATTGACCGCTGGGTCTTAATGACAGCAGGCAACAATGATGGCAAGTCCCGCCGTATATCCGCGGTGTCATCGAGCGTCGCGACTGTTGGGACGGCCTTCGGGGGTGGCAATAATGTCAACACCGACACCTTTGAGATTCTGCCCTTTGACCCTGACATCATGCACTACGCCCTGGAGGAGGCCATGCGGACGGTGTGGCCCAAGCCTGCCCGTCTTGGAAGGGCTGCAAAGGGCCTTTACGCCCGACGCACAGATAAGACCCTGGTGGTTGATAACCTACTGACCGGGTGGGACTTTGAGGACTGGACTTCTACGACCTCCAACGGTGCAGTCGCAACGGGATGGACTGACGTCGGCACACCTGATACCAACCGGGAAAGCTCTCGCATCGTGCATGGGAGCTACGCGATGAAGATCACCACAAATGCCAACCCGGAGGGCATTGAGCAGAACATATTCACCTCCTCACTCGCATCTGCCGTGAATACCGACCAACTGGTAGGGAAGACGCTCCATGTGCAGGGGTGGGTCTGGGCCAGTGCTGCCAGTGCGGCTCGGATAAGGGTTACCTATGATGGTTCGACGTATGACAACGGCCCGTACCACGGAGGGACAAGCGAGTGGGAGGGCCCCGACACTCAGTCCCTGGACTCCGTCATTGAGAGCGGGATGACTGAGATCATGATCTCCCTGGAGGTCATCAGCGGGAACACCGCGTACTTCGACGGAGTTGTGGCTTGGATAGATTCCGTGGCAGAGTACACGGTGCCGACCACCTTATACCCCGGTGGCGTACACAGGGTGCTCCAGCAGACCGATGAGAGCGATCCCAGGGGCGTGTACGCACCCTTGATGGTGGGTAGCAGCCGTGCGGGACGGATACTGCGACTGGAGGGTATCGGGCGACTCTCGGTCCCGACCACAGATGCGGGCACAACCGAGGTAGACGAGATAGAGGGTGAGCTAATCGTTGCAGAGGCAGCTATGCACATGTACCGGGTACTCGCGAACACTGAGAGAGAGAATAGGGCTGAGTATCTACAGGAGGCTGACACGTGGAGCCGCAACGCCGCAGAGCTCAGGGAGAGCGTGGGTAGCGGGTTCATCGGTGCCGACCCTCAGATCGGGTGGCGGATTTCCCCGGAGGAGGCCCGCACCCTCTATGTGGAGCGGTAGATGGCGAGCGTTATCGAGCTCAACTCAGCCTACTATGTGGTAGACCGCGTAGTCCAGGGCTACGTGTCCCGCCTCTCATCCCCATTCAGGACCCGTGGTGTTCAGGTTAGGACAGATGACGCCAGCGTTGGCCGTTATGTCCACCCCGCGTTCCCTTTGGGCATAGGCTGGGAGCGCGCCAAGCGGGATAGTGGCAGGGGCGTGGGAGGTATGCTTGATTCCACCTGCTGGACAGCCCTCGGCCCTGTGGCGTTGGGTAAGTTGCAGGAGACACAGACCCATGCTGACCCCGCAGAACACTTCAAGAAGGCCGTAAACTTCAAGGGTGATCTATGGGGTCTGTTTGAAGAAGATTTCGCCGCAGAACAAACCAGTGTCATCAGTCGTCTATATGGCGCTTCCAGTGATAACTGGACGGGAGGCGGCGTTATCACCAATGACACCAATACGGCTCAAGGGCGTCGCGGGTGGGACATGGTTGTGCATAAGAGTTCCCTCTTTGTTCTGCACAATGGCGGGGCAGGGAGCGGGTCGAATGGAACCGAAGTGAGATATGGTATTTCAAGCAGTGCAGATGGGGCTACGTGGGCTGATGCCAGTGGAACCAACTGGCCTGATGCAGGTAGCGGGGATGATTATCTTACTACTACCCTGACACGGCGGAACAACTTCGACGATGACATGGGGCGACTCCTTCCGTTTGGCAATGCGCTCCTAGCAGCTATTTTTAGACATCCTAGTTCTACAAATGGCGACGGCCTTATTGAAGTTTTCTCTACCACAGACTCAGGGTCAAACTGGGCTTCCGATGTAACTATCCCTTCGGGTGATGGGCCAAAAGCCTTTGTGGACTGGTACAACCTCAGTGTTGCCAGGAGCCCCGTCTTGGTCACTGCGGAGGGGATATACGCCATTGACATTTCGGGCAACACCTTTGAGCTCATCTATGCCCTGGACGGCGATCCGGCCAGCGGGAGGTGGGCAGAGGTAGGCAACGATGGGGCGCTCTACGTCGGGATGGGGGGAGGGAGCATACTTCGGCTTGCCATCACGGACACGAACACGCTGACGGTCATCAACATCGGGCCTCCCGGTGACGGGTTGGTGGCTGCGAGGCAGGGGCATGTGAACTACATGCTAAAGACGCCGACTGAATGGCTCATGGTGGCCTACGGGGGCCATGCTTCCGGTAAGAAAGCGTCCATCTTCATGATTGATACCAGCGTACTGCTCACAGACCCTGAGACGGGCAAGCGGTTCATGCCCTGGCACCACATGTGGCAGGACTCAACGGGCGACCTGGACATCGTGGCGATGGCCTACTCCACGGAGGATGATGCCACTCCCAGGCTGCATTTCGCAGTAGAAGGTACGGCGGCTTCCATCAACTATCACATAGAGGAGCCCTTTGCCCACCCTAACCAGTCATCGACTGTGAAGTACCAGGCAACAAGCGTTCTGAGGCTTCCTGATGATGACCTCGGCGACCCTCAGACTAATGCGACTATATTGCAGGCGCTGGTGGATGCGGACGCCCTGAGCGCAGACACTGATGATGAGTATATTGAGTTGCGGTATGGCGTAGACGGGGCATCTGACACCACTGATCTCGGAGACTTCCTGAGTGGTTCCATCGCGCTGTCATTCGCCTCCGGTGTTGGCGTTGCGGCACGGCGCATTGGTATCAAGCTATCGTTTTACCGCGGGTCCACCAGTACGAACACGCCCAAGATGAATGAGTTCGAGTTGCAGGCACACCATGTCCTGTTGGACAAGAGGTCGTGGGAGTTCACCATAGATATCAATGCCACGGCGACAGGGGAGACCAGCCCCAACCTGGTGTCTAATACAGACATACATGAGACCATCATCAGTGCGCTGGAGACTGTCGCGGAGATACCGACCCTTGTGACATTCACGGCCGGGGGCATGACCCAGGCCCTGGTGAAGGTGCCGAATGACCGTGCGCCCGTCTTCAACCTCAGCGTGGTGGACTCCAATAAGAACAGGCGCGGGTATAGGACTGGCACAATCACTGTGCGTGTAGAGGAAGGTATATAGCCACGGAGGGGCTATGTCCCATAAGCGTGGCGAGAAAGGCGAGGAGAAGTAATGCCAAGACATGGACCGCCGGGGAACCCCCACAACCTACCGAGTCGCCGGGTAACGCGCACTGCTGTGCCTGCTAGGAGGCGTGTGGTAGCAGCGCCCGTACCTGCAAGGCGTAGACGTGTGGTAGCAGCGCCCGTACCTCCAAGGCGTAGACGGTTGGTAAGGTAGCCTGTGCCGGCCAAGAGTAAGGCCCAACAGAAGCTGATGGGTGCGGACCTCGCCCGTGCCAGGGCAGGGAAGGGTACTCGCACGGGTATGAGCAAGGCCAAGCTGGAGGAGTACGCCTCAACGAAGCGTAAGGGCCTCCCTGCCAGGAAAAGGAAGTAATGTCCAAGGAGAGTCATGATCGGCCCTGGCACCCATATGATGGTGGACGCTTTTACCAGGATGCGCTTCACCGCAAGCTACTTGGAGAGCTACTTGCGGGATGTGGTAGAACTGGTGGGGATGCAGGTGGTGATGGGGCCATTCGTGGCGGGACGGGGGAACGTATGGGACGGATGGGTCGTACTGGCGGAGAGTCACGCTGCTATCCACGTTCACGGGGATATGTGCCACATGGACTTATTTTCCTGCCAGCGGTTTGATGTCGAGGTCCCGCTGGCGTTCATGCGC